CGACTGTTTCTATTTTGGCGAAGTTAAGCAAGTACCTATTACTGAACTTATTAAGATTAAACCTAACATTACTAATGAAGAGCTTGCGGAAATTCAGCAGCTTGGTACAGCTTGGTATAATTACTATGGTGTACTTCGCCCTTATCGTAGTGACTTGTTTAACAGAGATGTTGTTACTTTATTGTATTTCAATTATAAGACTGATAAAACGTATGTCTACAAAAAGAAATACACGGAAAACGGAGGATCAAGAGTAATTGAGAAAGACGAAAGTTTCCAAGTTCCTGAAGGAATGGAGGAGCGTTTTGAGCGTATTGAAAAGCGTATTGATGTTTGGTATGAGGGCGTAATGGTGATGGGATCCCCTTATCTATTGAAGTGGGAGCTTGCTAAGAACATGGTTCGCCCTAAGTCTGCATCTCAGTATGCATTGCCTCAGTATATTGCTGTTGCCCCACGTATGTACAAAGGAGTTATCGAGTCATTGACTCGTCGCATGATTCCTTTTGCTGACTTGATTCAATTAACTCACTTAAAGTTGCAACAAGTATTACAACGAGTTGTGCCGGATGGTGTGTACATTGATGCCGATGGTATTAATGAAGTTGACTTGGGAACAGGGGCAGCATACAATCCAGAGGATGCATTAAGATTGTATTTCCAAACGGGTAGTGTTATTGGTCGAAGTTCTACTGTAGACGGTGAGTTTAATAATGGTAGAATACCAATCCAAGAACTTAATACAAATAGTGGACAAGGTAAGATTACTGCATTGATTAATGCATACAATCAATACTTGTCGATGATTAGAGATGTAACAGGTTTGAACGAAGCACGTGATGCTTCTTCTCCAAATCCTGATGCGTTAGTAGGCGTACAAAAGCTTGCTGCATTAAACTCTAACACAGCGACTCGTCATATCTTAGAAGGTGGATTATTTATTACACGTAGATTATCTGAGGCTTTATCGTGTCGTGTTGCTGATATTTTAGAATACTCTGATTTCAAAGAGCAATTTACTATGCAAATTGGAAAACATGCAGTTGGTATTTTAGATGAAATCAAAGATTTATACATGTATGACTTTGGTGTATTCATTGAGGTATCTCCAGATGAGGATCAGAAAGCACAACTTGAGGCTAACATTCAGATGGCTTTACAGCGTGATCAGATTAGCTTAGAAGATGCAATTGATATTCGTCAAATGAAGAATCTTAAACTTGCTAACGAATTGCTTAAGTTTAAGCGTAAGCAGAAGCAGAAGCAAGATATGGAGCAGGAGCAACAAAAGATTCAAATGCAGACTCAAGGCAATATCCAATCATCTCAAGCATCTGCTCAAGCAGCATTACAAAAAGTTCAAGCAGAATCACAAGCTAAAGCTCAACTTGCTCAAGCACAAATGCAGTTTGATATTCAGCGCATGCAAGCGGAGGCTCAGATTAAAGAACAGTTGATGCAAAAAGAGTTTGAGTTCAACATGCAACTTAAGGGCATGGAGATTGAGCAGATTAAAAATCTTGATATGGATAAGGAAAAGGCTAAGGATAATAGAACAAAACTGCAAGCCACACAGCAATCTAAATTAATTGAACAACGTCAAAAAGACTTACCTGCTATGAGTTTTGAGTCTGATGAAGATTCGCTTGACGGGTTCAGTCTAGAGGAGTTTAATCCAAGATAAAAATATTTACTACTTTTGTGCAACTAAAATTTAATTTAAATGGAAAATTTTCAAGTAAAACTGGTAGACTTTGAGGAAAAGTCTGTCCAAGAAGTAGAGCAAACTCTACTTAAAGTACACGAAGAAAAAACAGGTATTACTCAAATTGAGGAGCCTGAGACTTTAAAAATAGAAATCCCTTCTGAACCCGACACAGCAGAAGATTTCAAAGGAGAAGAGCAATCAACTCCTCAATCGCCATCATTTGATGACGAGGACGTTCTTTCATATATTAGAAGCAAGTATAATAAAGAAGTCAATTCTATTGACGACTTATTTAAGCCTGTTGAGGCACCTCAGGAATTATTACCTGAAGATGTATCAGCATTCTTAAAGTTTAAGAAAGAAACAGGTCGTGGGTTAGAAGACTTCTATCGTGTTAACCAAGATTTCTCAAATGAAAAGCCGGAGCGTTTATTAGCTACGTATTTAAAAGAATTGAATCCTGAGTTAGACGACGAAGACATCCAATATGAAATGTCCGATAGATTTGGATATGATGAGGAAATGGATGACGAGCGGGATGTTAAAAAGAAAAAACTTGCATTTAAAAAAGAGCTAACTAAGGCATCGAAGTATTTTGATGAACAGAAAGAGAAGTATAGAACGCCACTCGAGTCGATTGGCACATCGTCTATCTCTCAAGAAGATCAGCAAGCTTTGGAGTCTTATAAGCAATATGTAAACCAGGCTACTGCACAACAGCAGGAGCAGGTTAAGAAATCTGAATACTTTGTTCAGAAGACTAATGAATTGTTCAGCAATGAATTTGAAGGTTTCAAGTTCGGAATTGGTGACAAAGATTTATCTTGGAAACCTAGTAATCCAGAAGACTTAAAAAATAAGCAGATGGACATATCTAAATTCTTCAATAATTTTATTGATGATAAAGGATATATTAAAGATGCTAAGTCGTATCATAAGACAATGGCGGTTGCAATGAACCCTGACTCTTTTGCGAAGTTCTTTTACGAACAAGGCAAATCTGATGCAATAGATGAATCTGCAAAGCAGAGCAAAAATATTGACATGGGTAGCGTTCGTACAACAGGACAACCTATAGATAAAGGAGGATTTAAAGTAACATCATTAGATAGTGATCACGGCAACAGGTTAAAAATTAGAAAACTTTAAAAACAAAAACAAATTAAAAAATGGCTGGATCAGTTCAAGGTACCCCAGGCTTTGCTTTACAACCGTCAGCGGTAAAAGCTACATTGCCTACAAACTACATTACTAACTTCGATTTCATGAATCAGTATCTTCCAGATACTTACGAAAAAGAATTCGAGCGTTATGGTAATCGCTCTATTGCATCTTTCTTACGTTTAGTAGGAGCTGAGATGCCGTCTAACTCTGACTTAATTAAGTGGGCAGAGCAAGGACGTTTACATACAAAATATGTTAACGTAACAACTACAGCAGTTGTAGGAGATGACACTGCTACATGGACTGTAAATGATGCTAACGTATCAGTTAACTTCCGTGTTAACCAAACTGTATTCTTATCAGCTAACGCTGGTTCTGCTTCTGACAAAGCTGTTATTACTGCAGTTAACTCTGCTAATGATACTTTCACTGTAGCTTACTACGCAGCAGGTGGACAAACTATCGCAGCTTCTGCAGTTTCTACTGCATTCGTTTACGGTTCTGAATTCACAAAAGGATCTACAGGTATGATTGGTTCTTTGGAATCTGAAGATGTATTCTTCGAGAACAAGCCTATCATCATCAAGGACAAGTACACTGTATCAGGTTCTGACATGGCTCAAATTGGTTGGGTTGAAGTAACTTCTGAGAATGGTGCTACTGGATACTTATGGTACATAAAATCTGAGCACGAGACTCGTTTACGTTTCGAAGATTACTTAGAGATGTCAATGGTTGAAGGTGTTCCTGCTGAAACTGGTTCAGGTGCTTTAACTTACTTAACTGTTGCTGCTTCTCAAGTACAACCTGGTGCTGCTGGTACTGAAGGTTTATTTGATGCTGTAGCTTCTCGCGGTAACGTATGGGCAGGTGGTAACCCATCTACTTTGTCAGACTTCGATTCAATCATCCAACGTCTTGACAAGCAAGGATCTATCCAAGAGAACGTAATTTTCTTGAACCGTAACTTCTCATTCGATATCGATGATATGTTAGCGTCTCAAAACTCTTACGGTACTAACGGTACTTCTTATGGTTTGTTTGACAACGATGAGAACATGGCTTTGAACTTAGGTTTCAAAGGCTTCAAGCGTGGTTATGACTTCTACAAGACTGACTGGAAATACTTGAACGATGCAACTCTTCGTGGTGGAATCGTAGGTGGAGCTATCAACGGTATCTTAGTACCTGCAGGTTCTACTACAGTTTACGATCAAATCTTAGGTAAAAACGCTAAACGTCCGTTCTTACACGTTCGTTACCGTGCTTCTGAGACTGAAGATCGTCGTTACAAGACTTGGATCACAGGTTCTGCTGGTGGTGCTCAAACTAGCGACCTAGATGCAATGGAGGTTAACTTCTTATCTGAGCGTGCTTTATGTACACTTGGTGCGAATAACTTCTTCTTGTTCGAAGCATAGTAAAATATTGGGGAGGAGCAATCCTCCCCTTATTTATTTTTTAAAACTTAAATTATAATCAAATGTCAAAAATAACTATCGAGGACAAGATGTATGTCCTTAAAAGAAAAACATTCCCTATGTCCTTAATGTTGGCTTCGAGAAATACTTCTCGTAAACCACTATTATATTTCGATGAACAAACAGGACAGAATCGTCCTTTGCGTTACGCAACAAATCAGAAGTCCCCATTCCAAGATGAGCAAGATGGCAACGCTATCTTAGAGCCAATTATCTTTGAAGATGGGTTACTTACTGTACCAAGAAATAATCAAGTATTACAAAAGTTCTTAGCACTTCACCCAGAAAATGGCGTATTGTACGAAGAAGTAGATACTAAGAAAGATGCATCTGAGCAAATCGATTGGATTTACGTTCAAATGGATGCATTGAATGCAGCTCGTAACTTAGACTTAGCTACTAAAGAAGCTATTGGTCGTATTCTACTTGGTGCTCGTGTAGATAAATTATCTAGCGAAGAATTAAATAGAGACATTCTATTATACGCTCGTAACAATGCAAAAGAATTCTTAGACATCCTAGATGATCCTGAATTGCGTTTACGTAATATTGCTGCTAAAGCTTTACAAGAAGGATTGTTTTTAATTAAAAATAATAACAGAGACATATACTTTAACTTTACAGAGAATAAGAAAAAATTAATGGGTATCCCATTTGGTGAGGATCCGGTTAAATTACTTATGTCATATCTACAAAGTGATGATGGACTCGAGTTGTATAAAATGATCGAGAAAAAATTGAAGTAATATTAAGGGAGGACAAAAGTCCTCCTTTTTTTATATCTTTGTCATCATGATAAATTCTGTTCGCAACACCGTGATGTCCATTCTTAACAAGGATAATAATGGATATGTAACTCCTGAAGAATTCAACTCGTTTGCAAAGCAAGCGCAGTTAGAAATCTTTACGCAATACTTTTTTGATTTTAAAAACTCAAAAGTATCAGACTATAAGGGTGAGTATACATCAGGATACTCCGATATAACAAAGCAAATAGATCAAACTATCGAT